AAGAAAGGCTTTAATTCAATGAGCGCACAGGACGAAATAATCATCTATCCCGATATGGCTATTCCGCAGGAAGCATTTGACTTCCTTGACTACATCAACAAATTAAGCGTTACGCAGTTGGGACTTGCGGATATAAAAATTCTCAATCCAAGAGCAAAGACAGCATCGGGTGCTTGCGCGGAACATACGGACTCAATGGACAAGATTTCCGATCAGATCAGGAAAAGGATGGAACTACATGTCTCCCGTCGATAGAATATCCACATTACAAGCCGAACTTGCCGCGCTCAAGAAAGAGCGCAAAGAACAGGTTATTGCCGCCAAGAAAGAGAAGACTTGGGTAAGCGTCAAGAAGCGTTTTCCTGAAAAAGAAGATCAGCGCGTTATCGTATGGCGCGAGGACCATATTGAACTTTGTTGGTTCTCAAAATCAAAATGGTTTGTCTACAACGGAACCTATTTCCTCCAAGACAAGGACGTAATAGACGGCGTTTCCCATTGGCAAGGAACCGACTGGCTGACCTCCAGATATTGTCCTCCTTACGGACCAGGAATCAAAAACTTTCTTCTTTACCATTGGTACAACCTGACCGATAAAGCCTCTGACGTAGCCCACGATCTTCGGCCTAAAGGGTGGACGAAGACGGCACAGTTGAGCAAAAAGGTTACGTTTTACAAGGACGCATCAGGAAAGATCATGAGCGGTATGCCTGAGAATCTTCCTGCGCCGCGAGGATACGAAAAGATTATTTGCAATTCCGCACATGAAGCGGAGAGGTTGTCGGAACTTCAAAGGCGACAGGAAAGGGTTGAGCATCGACGCCAGCAGGAACAAAGAGGGGCGATTGAAGCCGAGTTCATCGGCCAGATCAGGAGCGACCGTAGGACTTTGATGGCAAACGCTCGTGACAACAAAAACCGAGATTTTCTGCGCAGGGCTGAGGAAATGAGCGCAAACCGTTACGATCCAACAGCTTACGAACGAGAAAGCTATTTACATGCCGAAGCCTACGAAAGTCGGCGTTAACGGAAAGATATGAAGCAAAAAGAAAAAGTTGTAGACGATTGGAACGATTTGCTTTATGATGCGTTTAGCCACGTCTGAGGATGCGGCTCGTACCGGGAGGAAAGCGATGCGGTGTGTACCTTAGTGTAGAGACTCCCGTTAAAAATCAGACAGAAACCGTGCGCTGGCGCGTTCCCGACTGGGAAGCATCCGATTCTGAGAAGATCGCTTGGGTTGACTCGCAGGTAGAAGAAAGTGAAGGTTGGTTAAGCGGACAGCCAAGTTATAAAAATCTAAATCAAAATCTACGTGTCTTTGACGGAATTTTCAAAGACAAAACTCGGTCAAGTCTCGTCACAAACGAGCTTCGGTATTCCGTCAATAAATTTTGCACGACGATGGCGGAAGTCCGTGAAATTGCTGGATTTAGCTCTGATGTACCTAATTACAAAAAGATGGCTGAGATGCTCACTGGAGTATCGAAGGCTGTTTATTTAGAGTCTGACTTTCCCCTTCAAATTCTCAAAGCTCTGCAATACGCGACGGTCATGGGCGTCGGCTACTTGTGGGCAAAGGTTCGCGGCTCTCAATATAATTTCGGCCCACGGGAGATGATCTTTGATGCGCTAGGACTCCTAGATGTAATGCCTACGCAGGTTCCGTCAAAGACTAATGATGTTCAAGATGCCTATTCCGTAACGGTTTACGATTACATGCCTATTGCCGAGGCGTGTGCAAGGTTTCCTCTATTCCAAGGAAAACTTCAAACAGTAGGACGTTCAAACTACAAATCTCTGATTCAGGCGCAGCGGCAGGATTTTGCTGCAACATGGCGTTATGGGCAAGTGGGCGAGACGCAGAGCAGGAGTTTTGGAAACCTCTACACAGAGATAAGGTACACATTCGTTAGGGACATACGGATAAATACAACTGGCTTGGAAATGAAGATGGGGGACGAGGGAACGTCCTGGTTTTATAAAGTACCGGCGCTAGGACAGGAAATCTTTGGAGGGATGAAGAATGGCCAACCTTACTATCGCCCTGCAATGGTGGAGGATTGCCGCATCTACCCTAACCTTCGGCTCATCATTACGTCTTCAGGACTCGACCAAGTTATGTACGACGGTACTTCTTTCGACTGGGACCCGGAAATTCCAATAATCCAATACACAGTAGACGATGTGGCGTGGGAGCCGTCAGGAAGATCGTTAGTAGGGGATGTAGCGTCAATCCAGACAACGATTAGGAAGCATGAGCGCAAGGTCGATCAGACCATGACGGCCAAAAAGAATCCTCCAATGGGATACGATTTGGATACCAACGGGGGAGCAAAGATTGAACACTTCGATATATTTGAGGAAGATGTTCGTCTAGGACTAGCAGGCGGTCAGGAGCCAACAAAGGCATTTCAATCCCTGCTTCCTGATACGGTCACGGTAGATAATATAGACTTCACTTGGCTGAAATACCTTTCAGAAAAACTCCTAGCGCAATTAGGATTAAACGATGTTGGCAACTTGGCGAACATGAAGTTGAATATCGCCAACGACACAGCGGACAAGGAAGTAGGGGCTATCGGTCCTATCGCCAGAGGAATTGCGATGAGGATTGAGAAGGCGAACAAAAAGCTGGGCGAGAGGATGAAGTACCTTATTCCTCAGTGGTTTGACGCTGCTAGACTGATAGAGTACGTTGGACCGGACGGCATAGCCAAGGAGATGTTCGATCTCAATCCTGACGACATGGTTCCAAGCCATTTGCCTGACGAGTTCATAAACGGAAATATGTATCCCACCACGCCGTCAATGTATGACAGGCTGACGAGGGCAAAGTATTTCGTTAGGAAACTGCGGCTGATTTCGGTGCCGAGTACGCTGTTGAAGATCACACAGATGCAGAGGCAAATGCTATTGTTGCAACTCAAGAGAGGCGGAGCGCCGCTTCCGTGGAGCTTTATCATGGAGAATCTTGAGATTGATAATTGGGGTAAGAACGAAGGCAATACACTCAAAGACAAGTTCTTTAGTGAGCAGGTTGATTTGCAGGTTATGGAGATTGTTGCCAAAGCCAAGGCAATGATGAAGTTGAAAGAAATGGGCATTGATCCTTCGGTTCTTGAAGGCGGTCAGGATAAAGGAAAAGGCGGCGGTGGAGGTGGCGGAGGGAAAGCTCCGGGAGGATTACACGCAGGTGGACGCCCCAGCAGCGGACAGAAGCCACCTCGTCTGGCGCAAAAAGGTGCGGCAGGTGGAACGCCCAGGACCGTGGTGAAGGAATCCTGATAACTGTAAGAAAACAAACAACATAAGGAGAGGGAATGGCAATAAAAGTTAAGGTGCAGAGAGATTATCTCTTGACAGAATTTTCCGTAGAGGCGAGCGCATCAGAACTGGACGATGTTTTGAAGTCGATAAAGACTAGCGGAAAATCAATCACGCTTTACAACAATGGAGCGGTGCAGGGGATAAATGTGGAGCAAAAGACGAAGTTGACAGAGGCTCAGTCTGTTCAAATCCGCGAACTCATTAACATCGGAGACAAGATTCTATAGTTCGTCAAAGAGAGTGATATAACTTTATGGCGGCGAATATCGAATCGTCGCCATCTAGTTTGGCATAATTAGCAGCATTTGAAATGATTCTAATGTTTCCTTTTACATATCCCATCTTTGGTATTATTCGATCAACACTAGCCCATACTCGTCTGTCTGGTCCGCTAGAATAATCCAAGGCAATGCCAAAGACAGAGCAGAATTTAGGTAATGGAGACAAGTCTGAAACATCTATATTAAATGGTATATTCTTTTTATCAGAGCGTTTTTTTGCCTCTTTAATTTTTGTTTCAGCCCAATGATCGGAACGGAACTTTCTCTCCTCTTTGTAATAGTTAACTTGGTATTCTTTCATATGAGAAAAATTGTTTTCTTTCCATTTCTGAAAACATTTCTTTACTTTTTCAGGATTATCTTTTCTATACTCCTTCGCTGACTTATCACTGCAATCCTTGCACTCACAGGCTAACCCACCTTTCTGATTGGTATGACGATAAAAATTAGTTACGGGCTGCTGGACTCCGTTATGAATACAATTTTTCTTTGAGCACACTTTCATCTTACCTTCTACATAAGGGCTAGGAGATGATTTATTAACCTGTTTTCTTCGCTGCGCATCCTCTTTGGTGCAGTCTTTACATGTCCCATTAAAACCATCGGCTTTAACTCGGTCCTTGCAGAAATTAGAGACAGTCTGGATAGCTCCTGCATGAGAGCATGTCGGCCTATTGCAAGTTTTCAATCCATCTTTGGCAAGATGTGGGCTACGAGGATGTGTAATAGGGTTTTTGCGGTTCAGACGGTAGCATTCTTTACACCAAGACGTGTACCCAATTTCTCTATCTTTACGAACAAAAAATTATCCAAGGTTTGCGGGGAGCCGTTAGAAGGACATCCTTTACGTGTGCAAATCTTCGTCTTTGTCTCTGGATTTTCAGGGTACAATTGTTCTTGTGGGGTTGTCATTGACGGCTCCTTCTAGCCTGAGATGTGCGGACGCGGCAAACGTCCACAACCCCATTCTACCACTTTTCATCCCCAAACACAGAGAATAAAGAGCGAAAACTAAGAATCTTTCATTTTGTGCTTGACAAATCGTTTGTTTTGTTCTATTCCTTTTTAAGACGTAGAGAAGTAGCAGCGTCAACACATTAGCACGCGGCCCCCTTAT